CTTTGATTAGAGTATTCATCGTAGAGAATATCCGAATATCCAATAAGTCTTCAATTACTTCACGACGATGTGCTGTCGTGAGTTGCATAAAAGGAACAAAGGTGCTAGATCCCAAAATCACAATTTGAGTAAAACTGCGATAATTTAATTTAAGAATATTTTCTTCCAGCAATTTTTGATTAATGCGGTCATCAGACTCCTTATGAATAAGAGAACCATTTAATTCAATATCAAAAATATTTGGTTTTATTCCACGCCTTACCAAATATTCACGATTATTTACAGAAAACTCAATCTCAACTAAACAATCTTTTTCATTAGTTGTATTGATAAGTTGATTTTTATTAATTTTACGAAATGCCTTATTAAAAAGAACAAAAGTAAGAGCATCAATTACTGAACTTTTTCCATTTCCATTTGCACCCACAATAATATTCGTATTATTTTTTTGAAAGTCAATTTCTGTAAATTGATTGGAAGAGGAAAGAAAATTCTTATATCTAATTTTTTTAAATATTATCATTTTTAGGAGGAATTACAATATCATTAGTAGTAATTACAGCATACTTGTAATTATTATTTTTACAAGTCTTTATGGCAAGTTCATCATCAACTTCAACAATTTCCATTTCTTTTTCATAATCTTCATCATATTCAAGCATCATAGCATAACGAGTAGCATCATCTTCTTCTTCGAATAAAAATAAAACTTTTTCTCCATATTGGTTTGGAACAGCATATGCCCCATCGTCTTTACGACCCTTAAGAGTTAGAAGAAACATCTTACTCCACTTCACAAGCTTGTTTATAAAGATCTTGAAATATACTTTTAATAGTACTCTTATCAAAATTACATTCCGATTCGTCAATGTAACGATTTAGAACTGAGATAGTATTTTCATCTTCACTGATATCAAATTCCTCATTTTCTTGAATTTCAAAATTCTCAATAATTTTAAGTTCTTGAATTCCACAACTATAAAGTTTATCAATAAACTTTTCAAAAGACTTTATATTTGATTTCTTACGAACAATAACTTTTACAATTTTCTTTTCATACTCACGGACATCAAATGTCTGATAAGGAGTGTCTTCATAATAAATGTTATAGAATAATTTATAAGGATTATTGATTGGAGTATGCTCTAAAGTTTCAGTATCAAAAATGTGAAATCCGCGAGTATCATTTACATCCGTCCAGTACATTTCATAAGGATTACCGAGATAGAACACAGTTCCATTATCAGAACGAGTGTGGTAATGACCAGAAAATACCTTTGTGAAGTTTGAAAAAAGATTCGCTTCCAGTCCATGCTCCTCCATTACAAGATGTTTATTGACCCGAAACCCTTTGAGTTCTAAATGCCCCATCGCAATCTTTGCCTTTGACTTCTGAATAACTTTTAGAGTTTCATTATAGTTTTCACTACAAATCCAAGGAATAAAAGTCATATCAATTCCACAAACCTTTGTATTCGTTGGGGAACTATAAGTCTTTATGTTCGGATAATCCTTGAGGAGTAGAGCAGGGGAATTTACATTATTGGTATTTTTGTAGTAACAATCGTGATTACCCACAATCATATGAACATCATATTTTTTGAGTGGGTCAAATACTACTCTCTTTGCCCATTCTAGACTTTGATAATCAATTGACTTACGACTATCAAAGGCATCTCCCATATGAATGACAGTCTCTACCCCGTGCTCCTCTAAGGCAGGGAAAAATACATTCTTATAAAAGAGTTCAAAGTAATCGTGAAGATGCTTAGAACCCTTTTTTGCGCCATAATGGCTGTCCGTATAAATTCCTATGAGAGTCATCGATTTCCATTTCTATATTGAATAGCATCTTTCATACTATTATACTCTGAATTGTTCCCAGAAAGCAAGCCGTCGTCAATTGTCATAACCTCATCATAACCGGTTCGTTCAATAATTTTTGTCTTTATTTCCAATTGCTTCTTTTCTTTCTGAATTCTCCTTAGAAAGGCATAGTGAATAATCTGAGTGAAATAGGCAAAAGGATTCTGAGACCTTTCAGGATTGAAATTGTAAATGTACTGAACACAGTTTTCTATTCCATCGGAGCACATATCCTCACGGAACATATAATTCACAAAATTGGGTTTGTATGAAAGGTGAGTGGCGATTTTTAAAAAGCATTCTCCAAGATAATTTGGAATTCTTGGTTTTCCTTCCCAAGCACCAGACTTAGGAGGATACTTATCATACTTCTCAAAATACTTCTGTGCTGCCTTATCTACTTTAGATCTGTAAACAATCAGAGCCTCTAACAACTCTTTATTGTTTACATAATGTTCTGATTTCTTTTTGGGCATAGCATCGAACTTTTAATATAAGTTGTAATTATTATAGCACACATTCAGGGGGCTTGACAAGTATCCAAAATATGTGTAGACTAGGTTTGTCCCCGTTGAAGATAAGTTCTAGCTTTCTTTATTAAGCTTAAAGATATTCTCCAAATTCTTTCTTGCTTCCTCTACCGAAGATACATAACCCATTGAAGATGTGGGTTTAACTTGACCTTCTGGTTTATAGACCTCTATTGAATCTTCATTTATATAATGTTCATATAACTGAATTAACTTAACGTCTTTTGTTTCAGTCATAGTGATGACTTTATCAAGTTTAATTAAGAACATATCATCAGTAGACATCTCTATCCAAGGTTTAATTTTCACATAAGAATCACCGGTAGAGGTTGTTACCGGTTTTATAATTATAGGATTTTGTAGAATAATAATTGGATCACCATCATTCTCATCTATCATAATAAGTGATAGAATTTCTTCACTTGATACTAACTTTAGAATACAATAAAACTCTTCTCCCATATTAATCTTTAAGTGGTATGTTTACAATATCGTAATTAAAGTTCTCTTCATTATAAATCTTAATTCGTTCAATTAAATGATTGAGTGTATAATTTTTCTTTGACTTATAACTGATATCATCAGCAATATCATATAAAGTTGCCTTTACTTTATTTTCTCCTTTTCGTAGGACTCTTCCGATTGATTGGAGATTTCGTATTCTTGATTTACTAGGCGAAGCAAATATAACATTATGAAGATTTCTGATATTGACACCAGTAGAAAAAGTGCCGTAGGAAGCAACGATAATTGCATTATTCTCTCTTTCAGTAATTTCTCTAACTAATTCACGTTCTTCGGTAGCGACCCCACCGTGTATAAAGAATACGTGTCTATCGTCAGTTTTGCTATTATTTATGAGTTCGTAAAGTGGTTGCCCGTGCCCTTCAACTCTTGCAAAAAGAACAAGACTATTGCCTTTCAAATCGAGAGTAAGATTCTTTATAAAGTTATTTCTCTTTTGGTGATTAATAATATATTGAACCTCATCCTCAAATATTTCAAACCTATGTGGAGGATGCTTTAGGAGTAAAACTTTAATATCTAATTTAGCAAGATGACCCTTCTGCATCAGTTCATCTGTCTTAATAATCTTATATGAAGGTCCAAACAATCCTTCCAGAACCCACTTGTGAGTTTGAGACCCATCAAGTGTTCCGGTGAATCCAAAACGGTATTTGGCATCACAAAGTTTAGTCATTATAGATATTAATGACTTGGATTTAAACTGGTGTGCTTCATCTCCAATAACAACATTAAATCTAGAAAAGTATTGTTTCGGAAGTTTGTAGATAGACTGCCAGGTAGTGATAATGACTTGCGAATCGGTTTCTCTTTCTTTTCCCGCATAGATTTTGTGGCAGAATGAACCAACATCCCATCCATAATCTGCAAAATCTTTATACATTTGTTCTACAAGGGAAGTCGTTGGAACAACTACAAGAATATTTTGTTGCTTCTCAACGTAATATCTCACAAGAGAATATATCATCAACGACTTTCCAGAAGCAGTTGGTGATATCAATAATTTACGATTATGTCTTAAAGCGTCGTATACTCCCTCAATTTGATAATCGCGTGGAGGGTGCCTACTAATTGCTGTCATATAGTCCTTTACACCTTCCTTTGAGATGTTCTCATTTATCTCAAAAGGAAGACCATAAAACTTATTATTTGTAAATTCATAAGTGTAATTGTGATCTTTGCAGAATTGAATTACACGATCTAAAAGACCAATGTAGATTTCTTTCGTATCTACATTGAACAAATATATAAACCCATCCCACCACTTATTCTTATAAGCGGGGGAAAATTTTGCGTTTGGAACTTCAAATTGAAAAGTGTCTTTCAATTCATAGTAGATATGAGGTTCTGCTTGTATTTGCAGATAAACCTCATTCTTCTTAGATATTACCAAATGAGACATTCATAACGTATCAGTTATGAGTATTTATTCGGTCAATTATACCCTGCCGTGAACTTGTGCCACTCAATACTATTCCTGATTTGGTAGTTTCTTTGAGAAATCATCTTAATCACTTCTTCCAGAAACTTAAGCATAACATCATAATATCTAATCTTCAAATCAATCTTAGACAGTCTCTCATCGGCGTCCATATGCCTCTGTATGGCGTCCTTTTCTCTTACCTTATACGGAAATGGTTCTTCGGCATAGACCTCTGCTGTTGCCTTTCCTGTGTAGTAGTTATAGCGTTCCAATCTAACTCTACTGTAAGTTTCTCGTGCCTTTTCACGGAGAAGAGTGATGGTATTATATAATGTATAATATTTGGAATGTAGTTGAGGAATTTTTAAAGATTCATCGTGTAAATTGTCAGGATCTATGACAGAATCTCTTTGCCACATTTCCTGGATTTCATCAAGGTTCATAAGGGTTTATTGTTATTGTCAAGAATGTTATATACAGTATACTTGAAGGATACGTCTGCTGTAAAGTACTGAATGTCGGTTTGAGTTGCATCAAACTCAAGGGAACTTAATGATACTGGAAATAAATCCTTGAATTTTACTACAGCAGTTGTGTTATAGTTACTATTCAGAATATAAAGACTTCCATCACTAAATGCTCTTTTGGGATCTTGTGATTGTGTCGTATCATTCACTATAGAAATTAACTCATTATATTGTTGAGTTGTTTCTGGAAATCCAAGACCGGTCAACCAATTATGAATTGCCATATAGTTTTCCATATTCTCATCAACCAAAAATTTCAAAGTTAAATCTCCATAAGTGAGTTTATCACCAGGAACATCAATATCTTTTAAGTATGATGGTTGTATGTTGAGAGATAATGTAATTTCTGGTATTCTTGCGGTATTGCAAAAAAAGGCAACCTTAGGTTCTTTTGCTAATGAAAATTTAAACCCAACTGGAGACAGAAAGTTCCTATTATCAATTTGGTTGGGAAAGGAGCAAGACATTTTTATTTGTATTTAGATATAAAAAAAGGGGACCCGAAGGTCCCCTTGAGATTGTGAGAAAGGCTCACATGAGATTTGCAACTTTGACTCTCCTGTAGTAAGAGTTGAGGTTAACGTTAAGATTACCCTGACCCTGGTTTGTACCTTCGGCAAAAGGATTAGCGACCATGCCGTAGCGGGTCTTAAATCCGATTTTTGGTTGGAAGGTGTTCTCACCAACGGCACGAACCATTTGGAGAGGAACATAAGGGCAATAGAATAGACCTGCGTCATAAGGTGAAGAACCCTTATAACCAACAACGTAGAACTGATTAGGAGCAACGTTTGCTGAATATGGGTCAATATAGACCTTATACTTACCTTGGAGTACACCAGCAAAGGTATTGCCAGTATCATCAACGTTAAGGTTTGCGTTGAGTGCTGGGGTGTAATCAAGAACTCCTGCCATCGCAAGTGCCGAAGCAACGTCTGCGGAACAGAGGATCATGTTACCTTTTCCTCTACGAGTTTGTTGAGCGATAGCGTTAGCATCGCGCTCGATTTGGAAAATAAGACCTTTGAACTTCTCAACAGACCAACGACCGTTGGAGTCAACGTCTAGGTCAAAAGTACCAGCGGTAGCAGTGTTTGCTTGAGCGCCGGGTTTAGCAATATTATAAATGGTTCTGATAACTTCACGGTTGATTTCAGCAAGAATCTCAGTAGAGAGAATGTTTGCCAATTCCGCTTCAGCATTTAGACCGTGGATTGCCTTAAGGTCTTGTGCGAGTTCTAGTGAGTACTCAGCTTTCAGAGCACGGGATCTTGCAGTAACGGTGACTTTCTCAATAGAGAATGCCATTTCGTTGAATGCAGAACCTGTTTCTCCCAGACTCTCAGAACTATCGGTACGCATACCGCTAGAATAATTATAAGTTCCTGCAGGACTATCGTTAAGAACGCTTGGGTTGGTTCCTGTCTGAGCAGCAGTAGTACCGAAACCAACGTTACCAGCTGGAAGAGTTCCAGCAGCATTCTGTGCAGAGAATCTTGTATCTGCTTCGTTGAAGAATGCTTCAGTTCCAGTAGACTGGTTGGTATAACGTGAACGCATCGCAAAGATGAGTCCAGTAGGTCCGTTCATTGGTTGAACGCCACATAGATCATAAGCGATCAGGTTAGGCATTGAACGTCTGATTAGAGAAATCAGAACGGGGTCGAAACCAGCTGTAGGTCCAGCATTAAATCCTTGTGCGCTACCACCAAATCCAGCACTACCGGCACTAGATCCGGTACTCATGGTTGGAGATTCGTAGAGGAAATCACGCTCTTCGCGGTTTTCTCTTTCTTGGTTCTCTAGCAGGATAGCGGTTACAGATCTACGATGTGCATCTTTGATCTGATCCATTCCGGAATAGTCCAGAATTGGTGCCCACTTCTCCTGCAAATATTCTGCGTTGAACATCTGCATTTGTTTTACCTTGTTAAAAGTTTTTGTTTGATTGTCTATTATTTAAAAATCACTGTTTAGCGACTCTTCCCAGAGTCTGAAGGTATGATGCCATTCTTCCATCAACTTGTGGCTGATGGGAATGTACATCAGTACTTTCTGATAAGGTTTCCGAGTCATCTCTTTGAGTACCAGTATTCATTGGGAAATAAGATTCCCTCAAAACTCCCAGTTTCTCACGATAGTTTTCTTCACTATCAAACTCAACATTTTCGGCAAGAGAAGCGAGTTTGTCTTTCTGAGAAAGTGCAAGACCCTCAGCGACATCTGCAAAAATTACATCAGCAACTGACTCTGCTAATCTTCTGTTTAGAGCAACGTTTCTTTCGATTTGCTCGTTGAGTTTTCCTTCCATTTCATCAAGTTTATCTACCATACTCTCGATTACATCATATCTATCTTCAGGGATTGAAACATAATGATCTTCAAAAAGACCTCTCATTCCTTCAAGGAATGATTCAGTCATTTCAGTTTTGAGACCGTGCTCAACTGCAAGTGCGTTTTCAGAAACCCACTCATCAGCAACATACTCAAGGTATGCATCGACACGATCAACAAGACCTTCTTTGATTACTTCAATTTCTTCAATAAGTGCATTTTCATAAGTTTCTTGAAGTTCTTCTTTGATTTCAACAACCTTAGAACGGATTGCTGCCTCAAAGATTGTTCTTGCCTTTTCTTGGAATTCTTCTGAGAGATCTTCACCAGCAAGGAGAGCATTAACATCTTCTTCGATGTCAAATTCTTCCTTCATTTCATCTTCATCTTCGTCTTCGTCATCGTCTTCATCTCCACCTTTATTTTCGTCTTTTTTAGAAGACTTTTTACCTTTTGGTTCTGAACCTTCGTCTTCGTGGGATTCTTCAGAAACTACTTCTTCATCTTCATCGAATTCTTCTTCATCGACAAGATCTTCATCTTCTTCAGTTTCTTCCTTAACACCTTTCATAGTATCTGCTGCAGATGCTTTTGCATTTACAACATCTCTAACTTGTGCAAGAGTTGTGGCAGGGTCCTTAAGTTTTGCTGAATCGTCATCGGGACGATAATTTTGGGGAGTTGGACCACCTAAATCTTCCCAAGAACCAGTTTGACCTGGAGTTAGAACAGGAGTTGCACTCTTTGATGGAGTTTGTGCAGGTGAGGCTCCTTTGGTTACTACGTTTTCCATTTCTTGTAAATTTCTACCAACGGACATTTTTTAGATCTTGTGTTATAATCTATATTTATTTATAATTTAAAGATTTCCTAAGAAATCCTGAAACAATTGAACCTTATGTTCTTGAAGAGTTTTTTCATCAACTAGAGTATTAATTCTGCGTTTTGTTTGTTCCGCAAGTCTTTCACGAAGAATTCCTCCTTCCCAAACCCACTCTTTCCCTTCCATAATTCCCTGAACAAATGCATCGGGAGCGGAAGGATCTGCTACAATATCAGCAGCAGTTGCAAGCATAAAATCTTCACCAACAATTTTATGACCTTCATTAGTCATTTTCAATGAACCAACACCACGAGAAGAAACACCAAGGCAAACACCTTCTTTGATAAGAGACTCGGCAATCTTACCCATAGGAGTTCCAAGAAGTTGTGCTTTACCGATAAAATTGCATCCCCTTTGTTCTAAGGAAACAATTTTATGGGAAACCCGGTCAAGATTTACCGTAGGACCATCTGGATGACCTAGTTCTCCAAGAGCACGACCTTTACAAACGAATGCTTCATTATATCTTGCTACTTCTTTCGCAAGAGTTTGCATTGGATACATTCTACCGTTACGATTGCAGATATCACCTTGAAGGAAAACACCCTCAATATACATTTTTTTTTCTGCACCTTTGCCTTCGGTGATGAACTTAACCTGTGAGACTTCTTCTGTGATGAGTTTCATTTTTATTCGGTGACTAACTGAACGATTTCTGTGATACTTACATTTTGAGTGTCTGATGCAGCAAGAACACTGACCTTTACACTTCTGGCAATATTTGCATTAGTTGTAGTAATTACCCCAACAATAGATGAACTATTATGTAAAATTGTCACTGAGTCATTAAATACTTGAGTAATTAATTTATGTTCCGTATTAATTCCTGCCGGTTGGGCATTTTGGATAGTAACATAATCACCAACTAAAAATGGATTTCCTGCATTTTCACTAAAAGAAACAATCGTCGTTGTTCCTGTAGTAATTCCGGCAATCTTTTGCCTTGCAAGTCTTTCCTTCAATACCTCATTACCATATGGTGTGATTTGAAAAGAATTTGTAGTGGCAACAGGTTCGCTACCAATTTCAACATAGACCGATGTTAGTCCAGTAGAAACTCTCAAATATCCACTTTTGAGAGCAATAGGATTGCTAGTAGTCGCAGCACCTACAGTGGCAGTTATTCTATTTACATTCTGAACTACCTTAATTGCCATTATTCTTGATCCTCGGTATTGTCTTCATCACCAAACATCGATGCCGCAACATAAGGTCGAGCAGAATCAACTCTTTCCGATGCTTTTGTGTATAAAATCTCTTTAATTTTGTCGGATACATCAGATGCTGAAGCATCTGTTGCAATCAAATCGATAAGTTCTTCCATAAAAATAGTTTATTATTATAAGATTATTTATATCTTGCCACCTTTAGGCTTTGTGGGAGGTTCTTGGGCAACTGGTTCTTGTGGAATTTCTGCCGGAACTCCTTCCTCAGGTGGCATTTCACCCTCTGGTGGAATAGGATTTCCCATTTCATCTACTGGAGCATTAGGGTCTGGTAGGATGCCTTTCTCAATTTCATCATCAATCTGAGCATCAATTTCGATAATTTCGGAATCAGTTTGGCGAAGAATCTTTTTACGAACATATTCGGTTGAGAAATATTTCCCAATATATGGTTCCATTGTCGTAACAAGTGTCAAACGATTTGTGAGTAATTCTGCTTCCTTAAGTTCTGCAAAATGATTATCGTATAAGAAATCATATTGAATATGATCACTCATAATATCCCAATCTTCTGGAGTTACGATATTCTTAAGAAGAAGTTGGGTGCGAAGCATATCGTTAAACATATTCGCAAAACGCTTTCTTAGTCGTCCAACAAACTTAGAAAACTTAAGTTCATCTCTTAGAATCTCTGAGGTACGACCTAGATTGAATCCGTCACCACCGCCAGCAATTCTGGATTCGGGAACTCCAAGTGCTCTATAAAGTTTTTTCTGGAAATATTCAATATCAGAAAGTTCTCCAAGATTCTGACCACCAGGTAGAGTTGTGATTTCAGTTCCTCTACCACCCTCTCTTCTTGGAAGCCAGAAATCTTCAAGCATACTCATATACTTGCGATCATCACGAACTTCACCAGTCTGTGCATCATAAACTAACTTATTACGGTAGCGACTCATAACCTCCTTGAGGTATTGTTCCGCTTTTACCTTTGGAAGATTTCCAACATCAATATAAAAGATACGACGTTCTGGTGCTCTGGATAACCTATAGATTACAAGAGAATCCTCAATCATTCTAAGCTGATTGAGTGCCTTAATTGCTTTGTGAAGATATGACAGTACAGTTCCTTTATTTCTATCTACTAGACCAGAAGTGCAATAAGTAACAGAATCTTTTGCTATCTTTACAGCACCTTTTGAAGATGAACTAAGTGTGCCAGATGGGTAATTTGCACCTGGAGTATAAATGAAATATTCTTCTATTTCTGGATATGTGACTTGATTTACATTATAATTGGAAAGAACTGATAAATTTGTACCTAAATTATTATTCGTCTTTTTTTCCTGACGAATATGCTTCATCTTCATAGGATCAATATACCTTAATTCCTGAATACCATCCTCAGGTTTTTTTACATCAATAACTTTCAGGTAAAATAATCTTCCGTCAATATACCAATTTTTAAAAATTTCGTGAGACTTCTTATCGAAGTCCATAATTTCTTTAATATGCTTAAATTCTTCTCTTATAACTTTCTTAAGTTTATCGCTGGCATTTAAATTTGATAATTCTATTTCTACTGGAGAATCATATAAATCACTGACAATCGCTTCATTTACAACATCTTCAATTGCACCATCACATTCTGGGTGAAGTGACATCTCACGATATCGACGGATTAGATCGTATTCAGTTCTATAGACACCTTCAATATCAATAGTTTGTCCATAAAAACCTGATTGAATATAATGATCAACCCCGTCCTCATTGTTAGGAGGAACGGGGGAGATTATTGATTTGGATTTTTTTTCATTATCCCCAATTGAAAAACCAAAAAGTTTCGCCATCTTGTAAAGTATTCTTATCTGTTGTAGTTTATTTAGTTGATATCTTCACCACCAGCAGCAGGAGAATTACCCTTGACTGCTTCCCACCAAAGAACTTGCATTTCTACAGTAAATTCCTGAATTGCATCAGTTTCATATGCCAACTGAATTGGACTGATATTTGTTGGGAACAAATCATAAAAATGATATGCTCTCAGAGTTGAACCATCACGATCTAGGTGATAAACAAATGCATCTGCTTGATATAGTGCAGGATCCGTAATTCCAGTGTTATCAGAAACTCTGTTAATTACATTCATCCAGTTTTCAAATGCCGAACGAATGGCAAAATCGGTATCGTTAATAACGGTAATCGTCCAACTTTCAAATGTGCGATCTCCTGCCAATTTTAAAGTTCTTCCTCTAAAGGCAACTTCTAATGGAGTTACTGTAGATCCGGGGAGTGCTGCAGTTTTAACTAAAAATCTTGACTTGTCAAGAACATTAGTGTCAGCGGGAGCAGCATCTGGGAAAGAAAGAACAACCTCAAAAAGGTTACTTCTAGCACCACCACCAGACAACTTACTCTTGAAGTCCGTAATCTTCCTTAAAGGTGGTGGATTTAATTGATTTCTGGTTGCCATAGTTTTTAACCTCTGTTAATTAAAAGTTGCCGATTATTTCTTCAAAATCAACACCAGTCTTGGTGGCAATAAAGGTAAGACCGATGAAATTAATCGATCTTGCTGGTTTAATGTAGATGTCTGCTCTAAACTCACTAGCATCAATAACTGCTGCTGTGTTATTAGTTTCATCAGCAATTACGACATAATCAAAGATACCTCTCTTTGCCTGAACATCACGCAAGAATGGTTCGATAGTATTTACAAAATTAGTTCTTGTAATTTCATCGTTAAACTCAAATAGTACATCTTTAGCGGCACGAGAAATAGCATCTTCAAGATAAATGAAGAGTCTACGAACGTTAATTCTATCAAATGCCGATGTTCTTCCTAATCCGGTCTTATCACCGAACAGAATAATACCCGCTCCTGGTGAGAAGATGATTGGATTGATTCTGTTTGTGTAAAGACGATCTCTCTGAGACTTACTTGGAGTATAAGCAAGTTTGACGGCATTTAAGATAGCACCTCTTGCGGTTCCTGCTGGAGAATACCAAGGGAAGTAATTAATGTCATTACGAGCACACAGACCAGCGATATCACCATTTAGAGGGGCATATCTGTAAGTATTTGCAAATCTATCGTACATATACTTGTACCCAGAATCAAATACTGCATAAGAAGAAGATGCTATAGGTGAGAAGAAACTAATTACATTTCTGGTAATATCTTCTGGTGATTCAACGGTGACTTCAGTTTGTACCGCCGTGTCAGTAAGAGCAGAACCTCTGTAAGGTGAAATGAATGCAATTGCATCTTTTCTGAGTTCGGCAACCGAAATAAGTTTGTTTGCCAGTTCTTGTGCTGTTTCTTTCGCATAACCAGCAGATCCCATCAATAAGAAATCTACTTTGATTTCTTCTGTGTTCTCAAATAAATCATATCCATCCCTAAGTTCTGCCAGAGTTGCAAAAAGAGCACCAGTAGATGTAAGAGATGTTGTTCCTCCATAATTTAGACCACCACCCAGAGTATAAGTATTAGACCCTGCGGCACCAAAGATTACATTTTCTGCTGGTTGATCCCATCCATTATCCGTGGTTAAATCAAACTGACCAGCATCAAATCCTACTGTGGTGAGTCCAACTGGAGCACCACCAGCAAAGATATTTGAAGAACCTGCGGCAATATACTTTCTCCAATAAGAAGTACTTCCTGCAGAAAACTCAGCATCAGTTGCCTTAGAAAGACCTAAGTGCTTCTCAAGAATTGTTCCGGCATTACCAGTAATAGTTCCTAACTCATCAATAACTACAACGTGAACTTCATCAAACCTAGATCCTCTTGGTTCTGCAAATGCCGAAGTTCCTGGTGCTGGTGCTAGATT